GGAATTTTAGTTGAAAGCAAAAAGTTTGAGTTTCCGCTGTATGCAGCATTGTATCAAAAAGAATCTAAGCTTAAGTTAATATACTAATAAACGGAGGTATGCTATTTGGATAGATTTTTTACTATAAAGCAGTGTGAATGCTGTGGCGGTTCACTTGAAGGCGGTAGAATTATGTCGAGATTTAACGAAAATTGTATTTGTATTGATTGCTCTGATAAGGAAAAGCAAGACCCAGAATACCATAGAGCAGTTGAAGCCGAACTGGCGGAGATTCGGAAAGGAAATTATAACTATAAAGGTTTACGTGGTTAAATTAAAATAAAGCAATAGATTTAGAAGAGCCTTGGCTGAGCCACTGGCTCTTTTTCCATTGCGATTTGGAGGTGAAAATGATGTCAGCAAAAGGCAGGATACCAAAACCGACTGCCATTAAGGAACTCGAAGGCAATCCGGGGCGCAGGCCGCTTAATAAAAATGAGCCAAAGCCAAAGTCTGTAATACCACGCTGTCCCGCATGGCTGGATGATGAGGCAAAAAAGGAATGGGTGAGGATGTCGAAACGCCTGGACAGCCTCGGACTTATAACCGAGGTGGACGGTTCTGCGTTCGCAGGATATTGTCAGGCTTATGCCAGGTGGAAACAGGCGGAGGAATTTATAACAAAGCATGGTTTTGTAATTAAAACTCCGTCTGGCTATCTGCAACAGATACCCCATGTTTCCATTGCTCAGTCGTATATGAAGGCGATGCAGAAATTCTGTGAGGAATTCGGAATGACCCCCGCTTCCCGAAGCAGACTTTCGGCAGAGGATCAAAGTGAGGGGGACGATTCATTGGAAGGTTTGCTGTTCGGTGTTATACGAAAACGTTAAAAGGAGAGGGAGTGTATGTTTGACGAGGCTAAGGCAAAGCGTACAATTCAGTTAATCAACGCTCTCAAGCATACAAAAGGAAAATGGCGGGGAGTTCCGTTTGACCTTCTTCCATGGCAGGACAAAATTATATCGGATATTTTCGGTACCGTTAAGGATAACAGCTTTCGCCAATATAACACAGCATACATTGAAATTCCAAAGAAAAACGGTAAATCAGAGCTTGCTGCAGCAATTGCTCTTTATCTGACGTGTGCAGATATGGAATGGGGAGCGGAAGTGTATGGCTGTGCTGCCGATAGACAGCAGGCAAGTATCGTATTTGATGTAGCTGTTGCAATGGTGGAGCAATGTCCTGCGCTTAAAAAACATATTAAGCCCATAATGTCAGTGAAAAGGTTGGTATATAAACCGACGGATAGCTATTATCAGGTGCTGTCCAGCGAAGTGTTTACCAAGCACGGTCTCAATGTCCACGGCGTTGTATTTGATGAGCTACATGCCCAGCCAAATAGAGACCTTTATGATGTTATGACCAAAGGTAGCGGGGATGCACGAACCCAACCGCTGTTTTTCCTTATTACAACAGCAGGAACAGACAGGAATTCTATTTGTTATGAGGTTCACCAAAAGGCTCTTGATATTTTACAAGGCAGAAAGTTTGACCCAACATTTTATCCTGCAATATATGGCATACCCGATGAAGCCGATTGGACAAATGAGGCGAATTGGTACAAGGCAAACCCTTCACTTGGTCACACTATTGACATTGAAAAGGTCAGGAACGCCTGCAACTCCGCCATGGATAATCCTGCTGAGGAAAATATATTCAGACAGCTCAGGCTAAACCAGTGGGTTAAACAATCCCTAAGATGGATGCCTATGGACAAATGGGATGCCTGTAATGAAAATGTAAATCCCACAACTCTAGTTGGCAGGGATTGCTACGCCGGTCTGGATTTATCAACCACACAAGACCTAACTGCTTTCGTGTTAGTATTTCCACCTAGGCATGATAATGAGAAATATATTATTCTGCCATTCTTTTGGATTCCGGAAGAAAATCTGAAGCAGAGGGTAAGACGTGACCATGTTCCATATGACGTGTGGCAGGCACAGGAATATATACGAACTACCGAAGGTAATGTTGTTGATTATCGCAGAATTGAAAGCGATATCCTTGAGCTCGCAAGCAAGTATGTTATAAAAGAAATAGCATATGACCGATATAACGCAACGCAGATTATATTGAATTTACAGGATGAAGGTTTAACAATGATACCATTTGGTCAGGGCTTCAAGGATATGAGTCCTCCAACAAAGGAAATATTTACACTGGTTTTAAAACAAAACATTATCCATAACAACCATCCTGTTCTAAGGTGGAATTTTGATAATGTTCATGTAGAAACAGATTCTGCCGAGAATATCAAGCCTTCAAAGAAACACAGCACAGAGCGTATTGACGGTGCTGTTGCAACAATTATGGCGCTTGACAGGACTGTAAGAAATAAGGGAAGTTCTGGCAGTGTTTATGATAACAGGGGATTAATCGTTATTTAGGTGGGAGATGAAATAAATGAACATATTTACACGTTTGTTTCAAAGCAGGGCAAGTCCGAAAAATCAAATAGGCAGCAGACAGTTTTACTTCGGTATGGCACTTTCTGGTAAGAACGTCAATGAGCGTACTGCGATGCAAACAACAGCCGTTTATGCTTGCGTTCGAATATTGTCGGAAACAATAGCAAGCCTGCCACTGCATACATACAAATATACTGAAGATGGCAAGGAAAAGGATTATGCCCACCAGCTATACCATTTGCTCCATGATGAACCAAACAATGAAATGACATCGTTTATATTTAGGGAAACACTTATGAGCCATTTGTTGTTATATGGGAACGCATATGCGCAAATTATACGGGACGGCAGAGGCAGGGTATTATCATTATACCCTCTGCTACCAGATAAAATGAGAGTGGACAGAGGGGCAAATAAGGAAATCTATTATATATATTATTCAGATAATGATGGGCAAATATTGCTTAGAAAAGAAGATGTGTTGCATATTCCCGGTCTTGGGTTTGATGGCCTTATCGGGTATTCACCTATTGCAATGACTAAAAATGCGGTAGGACTTGCCATTGCCGCTGAGGAATACGGTAGTAAATTCTTTTCAAACGGAGCAAATCCTGGCGGTGTGTTAGAGCACCCAGGAGTTTTAAAAGATCCTGGTAAAGTAAGGGAAAGTTGGAACAGCGTTTATGGAGGGAGCAGTAACTCGAATAGAGTAGCAGTTTTGGAGGAGGGGCTTTCTTTCAAATCAATATCAATACCGCCTGAACAGGCGCAGTTTCTGGAAACACGCAAGTTTCAGGTGAACGAGATATGCCGAATTTTTCGTGTCCCTCCCCACATGGTGGCGGATCTTGAAAAATCAAGCTTTTCGAATATTGAACAGCAGAGCCTTGATTTTGTAGTCAATACGGTTCGTCCGTGGCTTGTGAGGTGGGAGCAGGCAATAGGACAGAAATTATTACTTCCGAACGAAAAAGGTAAAACCTTTGTGAATTTCAATGTTGATGGCTTACTTAGAGGGGATTTCCAAAGCCGAATGACTGGTTATTCCATTGCACGTCAAAATGGCTGGATGTCGGCGGACGATATCAGGGAGCTGGAGAATATGAATAAGCTACCAAAGGGGATGGGTGGTGAAAAATATCTTGTGAACGGAAATATGTTAGGAATAAATAATGCTGAGCAAAACGGAGGTGTAATTGTTGAATAAGTTCTGGAAGTTTAATAAAGTTACAAATGCAGATGAAAGAATTGAAAATATCCTTACTATAAACGGATATATAGCACAAGAAAGTTGGTTTATGGATGACGTGACACCACAAATTTTTAAATCCGAGCTTTCAAGCTATAACGGAGATGTGACCGTTTGGATTAATAGTCCAGGGGGTGATTGCTTTGCGGCAAGCGAAATATATACTGCTTTAAAAGAGCACAAAGGCAGTATTAATGTGAAAATTGATGGTATTGCGGCAAGTGCTGCAAGTGTTATTGCGATGTCAGGAGATATGGTTGAAATGTCACCCACAGCTATGATGATGATTCATAATCCAGCTCTAAACCTCTTCGGGGAAGTGTCGGAATTGGAGCGGGGCATTGAGTTTTTAAATGAGGTCAAAGAGTCAATAATAAATGCCTATCAAATGAAAACAGGGCTTTCAAGAGCAAAAATATCTAAGATAATGGATGCTGAAACATGGTTCAATGCAAAATCTGCTATTGATATGGGCCTGTGTGACAGGATGCTATATACAGAGGATACGGTGGCTCCTAAGGAGAATATTGAGGGCTTTACTTTTAATAAAATTGCAATGGTTACAAATACTGTTTCAGCAATGAAAAGTAAGCTTAAAACCATTGAGAAACCTAAAGGTGAGGATATCACTCAATTTCAAATTAGACTAAATTTATTGGGAGGTAAAAGAGCATGAATAAGATTTTAGAACTTAGGGAAAAACGTGGGAAGCTTTGGGAGCAAACCAAGGCTTTTTTGGACACCGCAAAACGCGAGGGAGATATTCTATCTGCTGAGGATGTGGGAAAGTATGAAAAGATGGAAGCTGACATTGTAGTAATGGGGCGTGAGATTGAGATGCTGGAGCGTCAGGCTCAGCTTGAGTTGGAGCTGAACGCACCTGTTAATAATGCAATTAAAAACATGCCCAAGGGCAATGCTGATACAAAATCAGGCAGGGCAAGTGAAAATTACAAAAATTCATATTGGAAATATATGAGGAATAAGAACTCTACAACAGAGGTTTTAAATGCTCTGCAAATCGGTGGGGAGGACGGTAGTGAAGGTGGATATTTAGTGCCGGATGAATTTGAAGCAATGTTAATTGACGGTTTGACGGAGGAAAATATAATCAGACAGGTTGCTAATGTAATATCTACATCATTTGGTGAAAAGAAAATTCCCGTTGTAGCAGGTCACGGCAGTGCTGCGTGGACGGATGAGGAGGCGGCTCTGACGGAGAGTGATGATAGTTTTGGTATGGTTACTCTAGGTGCTCACAAGCTTACTACAATTATAAAGGTAAGTGAAGAACTCATTAATGACAGCGTTTTCAGCATTGAAAATTATCTTGCTAAGGAATTCGCTCGAAGAATGGCATCAGCTGAGGAAGAAGCCTTTATAATCGGGAATGGAACTGGCAAGCCTACCGGAATATTAGTAGGTGCAGAGGTTGGTGTCACATCTGCTGCCGCCGATTCGTTAAAATGCGATGAGCTGATTGATTTGTACCACAGCCTAAAAACACCATATAGGAAAAAAGCTGTGTTTATTACTAATGATGCCACAATAAAGGCAATCAGAAAGTTTAAGGACACATTAGGGAACTACATCTGGCAGCCATCCTTAACGGCAGGAAGTCCTGACACAATTTTAAACAGACCGGTAAAGAGTTCGAGCTTTATGCCAACTCTTGCGGCAAACGCTAAAATTATGATGTTTGGTGATTTCTCGTATTATTGGATCGCCGATAGGCAAGGCAGGAGCTTCCAACGATTAAACGAGCTATATGCTGCAACAGGGCAGGTCGGATTTAAAGCAGGTCAGCGCGTTGATGGAAAATTGACACTAAACGAGGCTGTAAAGGTACTTCAAATGAAATCCGCTTAGATTGAGGTGATTATTTTGCTTAGTTTAGACGAGGTTAAATTGTTTCTGCGCATTGACAACGATGATGAAGACAGGTATATAAATGTGCTTATTCTACTTTCGATGGAAATGAGCCAAAACTATATGCGAAGGGAACTTCCCGAGCCGATGCCTATAAGTATAAAGCAAGCCTGCCTTATTGTCATATCACATTTTTACGAAAAACGTGACGGGGAGCCGATGCCGGATGTGGTGTATCGGCTCCTTGATACCTATAGAGAGGAGGCTTTCTGATAAATTTTTCAAAGCTGAGGTACAGGGTTACAATACAAAAACAATCGACCGAAATTGACAGTTTCGGAAGTGAAGTTTCTAACTGGGTGAATGTTTGCACTATATGGGCATCAGTTGAACCTTTAAAAGGCAGAGAATTCTTTGCTGCACAGAAGGAAAATGCAGAAACAACGGTAAGGATTACAATAAGGTATAGATCTGGTATTTCACCTGATATGCGTATTAAATATGGTGATAAGATTTACGAAATTAATGCCATTATTGATGTGGAAGAAAGGCATAATGAATTACAAATAATGTGTCAGGAGTTTTTATAATGCATATTGAAGAAGCATTGGTAAGCCATATTAAGGCAAATGGTATAAGTAGAATATATCCACTGGTACTACCACAGAAAGTTACCTATCCTGCTGTAACGTATCAAAAAATTGCAGGAACATTTGAACATAGCATGGGTGGTGATAGTGGTTTTGCATACCCTGATTATCAAATCTCTTGTTTTGCCAAGACGTATAAAGAGGCAAAGGATACTGCAACCACAATTAGAATATGTTTGCGAAATTTAATGCTTATGGTGGATGATATTTATATTCAAGCATTGTTAATTGAAAATGAGATAGACGATTATGAGTATGAAACAGAGATTTATAGTGTAATATTGGAATTTAGAGTATTTTTTCAAGACCAAATATAACAGCAAGGGAGGATTTTTTGTATGCCAGAATTAGCAGGCAAATTAAATGAAGTATGGGTTCATACATCACAAATGACAGGCAATACAGGGCATAAAATAAATGGTGTAAATGATGCAGGATATAACAAACTGTGTGAAATTTTAGAAATAACCCAATTCGGTGATGATTATAAACGTAGAATGGGTGGTGTTAAGGATAGTGATGTTTCACTTAGTGGGCATTATGACCCGGAGGATACAATAGGGCAGGTGTTGTTAGAACCAGGTGATACTGTTTTTATAGGAATATATCCACAAGGCACAACTATTGCAGGAATACAAATTCCAGTAATTATTGAATCGTTCGATTGGAAAGCAGATATTTCAAAGCAGGCTTTCTCTGCAAAATTAAGCGGAAATGGTGCTCCAGTAGCACTGCCAGCAAGGGTGTGATGAATTATGGTAGCGGGGAAACAGGCTTCTATTTATGTAACTGGTGAACCTATTACAATGACGGATGAAACCACAGCAACATCAGATCATAAAACATATCAGATAAATAATGAAGCAAAACAATTATTTGACTGCGAAACAACACTCGTTGTTAAGGTAAATGGTGTTCAAGGTAGCAGTGGTTTTAAAGTCAATTATCTACTTGGCAAGGTTATATTTACAATCGCAAGAAATTCAGAGGATGTTGTAACAATTAGTGGAAAATATATACCAAAATCACTGGCGGTAACGGCACACGAGTTTAGTTTTGGAAAAGGTGTTGATGTTGGTGATGTTACAAGGTTTGGTGATACGCATAAACGAAAGCTACCAATGCAAAAGTATGCGTATGGCACAATATCTCAGTGGGATGTTACAGATACATTCTTTACAGATGCACTTTTGTCCGCTACACCAAAATATATAATATTTAATAGTGGGGTTGAAGGTACAGAGCCAAAGATAGTGTTAGCACTTTTTGAGAAGGAAGAAATAAAGGCAGCGGTGGGTAGTCCGCAGGATGCAACAGTCGGATTTATTTCGGCAAATGAAAATATATCATAATTAATATATTATATTAAATAAAGATGGAGGATGAATATAATGAGTAAAGATTTAAGAGGTATGATTCTTGGCACACAGGATATTACAAAGGAAAAGGTGCATATTACAGAATGGAATGTGGATGTTTTTGTAAAAGGCTTAACGGGCGCAGAAAGGGATTCGTACGAACAGTCGCTATTTATTGTAAGTGAACATGGCAAAAAGGTAGATGTTAAAATGAACCGTGCTAATCTTAGGGCAAAATTGTTGGTGAAAACAATCTGTGATGAAGATGGAAACCGCATATTTGCTGATAGCGATGTTGAAGCATTGGGTGCTAAATCTGCATCTGCTCTAGATAAATTATTCGAAGTTGCTCAAAGGTTATCAGGGTTATCAGATAAAGATGTTGAGGAATTAGAAAAAAACTCCAACAGCGAGGTATAAGGTTTTTTGCATATAGCCTCGCTGAAGCTCTGCATATTCTTGATGTCGATGATGTTCTTGCCTTGCCATCTTTGAAATTAGAGGAATGGAAAGCGTATTTTCGTATATGTGAGCGTATGCGTGATGAGGAAACCCAGCAGGACGATAAATATGATAAGGCTAAAAATGCCGCTAAAAATGGGGGTTGGGATTAAATGAAATATAAATTGTTGATTTTATGAAGAAAATGTATTATAATAAGGCATAGAAATATTAGGAAGTAGGTGTGAAAATTGAACTCAATGCTTAAAGAGAAGTTAAATAGTTTAGTGTCTATTATAGTAAAGACAGGTAATGCTAACGAGGTTATACTTTTTGGCTCGCAGGCAACAGGAAATGCTAATGAATATAGTGATATTGATTTGTGTGTCATATCTGATAATGTAACTGAGCGAAGACCTGTGCTACTCCGGAGCATATATAGGGAGATTTCACACATTCAAAATATACCAGTTGATATTGTTTTGTACCATAAAAATGATTTTTATGAAAGAGCAGAAATATCTAACACTTTTGAAAACAGAATTATGCGTGAAGGGGTTAAATTATATGGACATTAATGCTTTTTCAAATGAATGGTTCACATTTGGTGATATGGATTATGAAGCTGCACAATATTTGCTTGATATGCCTAAACGTTCAAACGAAATTATATGTTACCATTGCCAACAAAGTGCTGAAAAATATTTAAAGGGATATATTTTTATACAAGGTGCAGAAGCTGAAAAAACACATAACCTCATTTCGTTATGCAAAAAATGTATTGAATTTGATAAAGAATTTGAAGCAATAATGGATGAATGTTCAGATTTAACTTCATATGCAGTTATGGTAAGATATCCATTTCATATTGATCTAGAGGAAGCAGATGTGTTGCTTGCAATTAAAAATGTTAGTAGGATTATTGATTTTATAAAAAGTAAAACCACATAAAATGTTGTAATAAAATAATATAAAAAAAGGCGCTTGTGAAATAAACAAGCGTCTTTTTTGTATCCAAAAATGGGGGTGACGGTATATGAAAGACAATCAAACCCAAATTGATGAAACTATAAAAACTTTTAAAAAGCTTGGTGAAAAGGCTGATGTGGTTATTGATACATACCTTGTTAAAGGTGCAAAGGTTTTGCAAACCGAAGCTAAAGCCAATGTTTATCGTGTATTGAAGCGTAGAACGGGTAAATTACAAGAAAATATTAAGATTGGTGATATTCGTGATAGTAGTAAGGGTAAATCCATTGTTGTGGGTACTGATAAGGGTGATAGGTCTGAAAGCTTTTATGGTAAATTCTCTGAGTATGGGACTTCAAGGCAAAAAGCTAAACCGTGGCTCCGTCCTGCTATGATTGCTAAAGAAAATGAACTTGAAAAAATGTTTTATGACGAAATAGATAAGGCTATAAAGGAGTGGGGTGATTAACTAATGGCGGTAGCAAGAACAATGTTATTAAGGCTTCAAGCTGATGCAAGCCAATATACAAAAACTATGCAAATGGCAACAAAAGAACAACAAATACTAAGAAAAGAATTAGATTTATGGTCTGTGCAGAGTAAAAAAGCTGTTGGAAGTGCCACATATCTTAAAAAAGAACTGGAAATGCAAAAGAATCAGCAACAGCTTTTGCAGGTGCAAGTTAAACGTACTACCGCCGAGCTTGAAACCCAAGCAAAAAAATATGGCGAAGATAGTAGACAGGCACAGACGCTTAGGGGCAGGCTCGTGGATTTACAATTACAACAGGAAAAATTGAACAAATCCATTAAGGATGCACCAAAGCAGATATTTAAACAACAGACTGCTGAAATTGGCGGAGCAATTAAAAATGTGGGTATTGGTGCTACTGCTGCAATAACAGCACCAATTGTTGCAGCAGGAACAGGTATATATAAGACAGGTGAAATGTACGAGCAGTCATATAATACCATTCGTAGTAAAACAGGTTCAAATAGTGGGCAATTTCAACAGCTTAAAAGTGACTTTAAGGAAGTATATGCCTCTGTGTCATCGGGTGCAGATGTTGTAAGCTCTGCTGTTGCACAGCTTTACCAACGTACCAATTTAACAAGTACAGCATTGCAGGAACTTGCAAAGTCAGAACTGCGTTTTGCCAAATTAACAGGTAGTGATGTTAATGAAACCATACGCTCATCCACAAGATTATTTGGTGATTGGAGTATACCCGTTGCTGAGCATACAAAAACACTTGATAAGCTATATAAGGTAACACAATTAACTGGTGTAAGCTCTGGGCAATTAATGGAACAGCTTGTATACTTCGGTGCTCCACTTAGGTCAATGGGTATTAACTTTGGTGAGGCAGCAGCCTTAATTGGTAAGTTTGAAAAAGAAGGTGTTAATGCTGAACTAGTGCTCACCTCTATGCGTAGGGCTGCTGTTAATATGTCCAAGGCAGGTGTTAAAGATATTGCAGGAGGCTTTGCAGGTGCAGTACAAAATATTAAGAATGCTCCAAACGATGCCACCGCTATGAAAACATCAATTGATATATTCGGTGCAAGGTCGGCTAATGATATGATGAGGGCAATTCGTGAAAATAGATTTGAATTAACAGAACTATTTAAGGCACTTAATGATAATAGTGACAGCCTTTCACTTGCAGCAGCGGATGTTGCAACAGCAGGGTCACAATTTGAGAAGTTAAAACATCAAATTCAAAATGCAATAGAGCCACTTGGCATTTCATTTGTTGAAGCAGTAAAAGCATCAATGCCAATGATTAAGGCAGGAGCCGAAAGGCTAAGAGCATTAATAGACAGCTTTGTAGCACTGCCTGATGCAACTAAGAGTGGCATAATAGGTATTGTAATGTTTGCAGCCGTAATTGGGCCGATGTTAACCAGTCTTGGATATATGGTAATAGGACTTGGTGCATTGCCTGGTATATTTGCAACAGTGCAAGTTGCAATTACTGCTGTAATCGGATTTGTAAAAACTGCAGCACTTGCATTTCAGATGTGGCAATTAGGGTTATATACCTTTGGTGAGGCTGCACTTGCTGTAATGGGGCCTGCTGGTTGGATTGCACTTGGAATTGGAGTTGTAATTGCATTAACTGCTGCAATATGGCAAAACAAACAGGCACAAGGTGCTTTAAGTGCGGAATATATAAGGCAATCAGAGCAGGCTGAGCAAAACCGAAAACAGGTTGATGATCTTGCTAATGCACAATTAGGGCAGGTGTATTTAGTTGAACGGTTAATTCCAGAGCTTGAGGCTCTATCAAATAATACAAGGAAGTCTGTTGCAGAAAAACAGCGTATGCAACAGATTGTAAGTCAGCTTAACCAAGTTATACCTAATTTATCACTTGTAATTAACAATGAAACAGGTGCATTATCTAAGCAGGTTTCAGTTGTTTATGATGCAATTAGTGCATATAAACAGTTAATATTAGTCAAAGCCTCAGAGAAAAAAGCAGAGGCGGCAGCAAGTAGACTTCTTGATGCACAAAAGAAAATTGACGGTGAAAATAGCAAAAGTAGAGAGATGAGTTATACTCCAAATGGTGTGCCAGTGTTTTATTCTGCATCATCTGATTATAACCCCATTATTAAGGAAAATCAGCGTATTGTAAATGAGGCTAATAAGGAAATAGAGGATGCATATAATATGCGAAAGCAATATAATGATAAATTTGGCAACAGCACATATATCCCAGAAAACACATATAAGTCTAATTTTTCAAGTAGTAATATTGCACCTATTGATATCGGGAGTAGTTTTGCTGATAAAACAAATAAAGTTGCAGATGCAATAAAAAATGTGCGTGATGCGGTTTCGTCGTATATGGATAAATTGAAGCAGGCAACAGATACAACACAACAATTTGTTGGGTTGTTTGATAGATTTGAGCGTAAAACAATAAGCCTTGCAAGGTTAATTAAAAATATGAGTATTAACCGAGATGTTATGATAAGTTGGCAGGGTAATATTTCTACGTTGCAAAATAATGGTCTTGATTCTGCCTTTTTGCAGGAATTAATTAAAAAAGGTGTTTCTGGCTATAACGAGGTTAAGTCACTTGCGAAATCAACGCCAGAGCAGATATCACAGCTTAATTCCCTTTGGGCAGATCAAAGGTGGAATGCTACCAATGTTGCTACTATGCAATTATCTAACGACCCTGTTGTAACTCGCCAAACTGTTAACCAAACTGTAAAAGTTGATATCCACGGTAATGAAATTAGGGATGAAAATGATATAGATTCACTTGTGGATCGAATTGTTGAGGCGCTCAGCCGAAAAGGAGTGCTGGTGAATGGTTAAAATATCACTCGGTGGAGTTGATAAAACACAGTTTTGCAAACCAAAAAGCTTAAAGATTGATATGGATTCAAGTCATTATAAAACATGCTCTGTTACATTATATAACATGAAAATTACAGATGGTGTCCCAGAGGAGGGCGAGATCATAAGGGTGGATTTAATCAAAAATGATGGTACACCTATTATGCTTTTTGAGGGACATATAGATAGCAAACCAAGTATTAAGCAAATGTCCCCTAATAGTGATAAGTTGGAAGTGCAGATTTCATCTAATGGTTATCGTTTTATACCATATCGTAGAACGGTTACAGAAACCTTTGATATTCCTGATGGTGCTGAATATATAACCGCAAAACAGATTAGCATGCGTCGTAGATGGATTTGGGAACTTATTCAGAATGCATCTGATTGTGCATTCCAGAGTAAAGGTGTCAATATTAGTGTAATGCATGACACATCTAGTCGGCAATTGCATTTTATACATGATGGCAAGCCATTTAAATATGGGAACTTAATCGACTTAATTACACAAATATCATCAAAACAAAGCGATACTGAGGAAAAAACGGGAAAGTTTGGAACGGGATTTATTGCAACCCACCTGCTTTCTGAAACAGTAAAACTAAACAGCATTTTGCAAGATGACAATGGTAATAGAAAAATGTTTGAATGTATTATTGATAGAAGCGGAACTGACTATCAAGATATCCGTGAAAACATTAAGAAAAACCTAAACAACATTGAAGGAATTCGCAATGGAAGTTCCGATATAGTACATTGTCCTACCGAACACAAGACTACTTTTACTTATTTTATAGAAAGCGAAGATGCTAATCAAGCAGTATCAATAGGGTTAAAAGATTTAGAGAATGCCGCTCCCTTTGTTTTAGCACTCAACCATACTATTAGTAGTATCAATTGCAATGGCATTGAGTTCAATGTTAAGTCAAGCAGAACTGTTTTAAATGGAGCGTTTAGAAAGATTGAAGTTGAAAGCTTTTGGGAGGATTTCACGTTATTATGCAAAACAGAAAATGAGGTAACTATATTGTTTTCAGTAAAAGAAATTACTCCGTTTCAATATAAAGCATTACCATACCCGGAAAATTTCCCTAAGCTCTTTTGTAATTTCCCTTTAATAGGGACAGAAAGTTTTAGTTCTCCAATTGTTGTTAATTGTGCTAATTTTGAAGTTGAAAAAGACCGCAACGCAATACATGAAGGTAATCAGGAAAACATACGAGTACTGGAAACAGCAAGAATTATGTATAATTCCCTACTCGATTTAGCAGCACAAAATCAGTGGGAAGGGATCTACAATATATGTTTTTGCAAACCTAACAAATCTTCACAGCTACAACAAAATCTTTATAACAGCTTCGCAATAAAAGCTGAAACCCTTCCAATAGTAACTGTTAATTGTGACGGAGAATTATACGGAAAGGCTTCTTTTTGCATAGAGCGTGATGGTAAGTTAGAATATCAAATCTGGATACCTAAAACAGACAAAGCAGATGTAAACGATGAGTTTTGGGGAATTGTAAATGCTTTTTCAAAATTTTTTATACCATCATTAGCCACTTATAAGGAGTGGGGGAAAATATTTAATAACAAAATAACTGTTCAGAATATTAATGAGTGGTTTTTTAAGGACATGACTTTTACAGAAATATGCAATAATTGTCATAGCGATTGTTATGTTTGGCTAAATTCGTACTATTCTTTTTGGATGAAAATTTCAAATCTAGAATCTTTTTGCAAAGAAGCTTTAGTTTTAAATCAGAATCAAAAGTTTGTTTCCGTAAACACACTGGTTACAGATAATGATATTGATGAAGAGTTGAAAAATATATTACTGAATCTTGGTGAAGACATTAGAGAATTGCTGATTGCAAAAGAAATTGCTATACCAATAGAAGCTAACGTTACCAGTAAAGATAACAAATATATTGCTAAACGTATTCAAGAAAAAATAAATAAATTGTTATCTGAAGAGACAGTGAATAATGTGAAACGTGAGCCAAAAACGCAATTGACGTTTAATAAGCTTACCAATTGGTTTCTTGTAAATCCAGACAGAGGTTCAGAGTTTTTTGATACTTTGTACAACAAAAGAAATATGTTATCTACGGTAGAGGAAAATATCCGCAGATTTAGGATAGCAGAAAAAGTTGAAAGTAAAAATATTACCGATAGTGAACTGGATTTGCTTTTAGATAACCATAGAAAAATCTCGGAATTATTGGCAAATTGTGATGATCTTTCGGCCGAGGAAATGAAAGTGGAATTACAGCATTTATCACTGCACAACGATAATGGGTTGGAATTTTATAAAAACATATTAGAGCGGACTATCGAAAATGTACATCAATACTTAATGGAAACTGGTTTATACAATGTAGCGGATACTGTAAATGAATGGAAAGAATCTCAATATTCAAGCACTGTGTTTCCTGCAAAAAAAGATGATAAAGATATAAGAATAATTGTTCGACCAAGTGATTATGATAAAATTATTTTTTATCATGACCAAGAGCTGGCTGCTTTAGATGATACAGACTATGAGTTGTGGACAGATAATGAGAGAAATGACACTAGAATGATCACTTTGGGGGATATTCTTAAAACAACAGGTATTACGATGATTCCTTTACGTAAGTTTTATAATAAATAAGCAAATAAGAGAGAGTGGCAATTTATGAGTAACTATATAATTGAATCTATAAAGAATCATTCCCGTAAAAATATTAAATATATTTACCCCATTGCAAGTAACGAAGTGTTATGTCGACTAATATCTGCATTTGCAAACTCTATAGGTGGGTATATTGTTCTAGGAGTATCAGATGACGGCAAAAATTTAAAGGTAAAGTCGTTTGATTTTGACCTTAAGGAACATGATATTTTGGAAAGATTAAGCAATAACATCGATATAAAATTTGGCAAATTGATATATGATAAATCACAGTTAACTTATATTGAAATTCCAAAATCAGATGCACTGGTTACTAGTGATGGAACCGCATATATGTTAGATGAAAAAATGAAACTTAAAAAAACCCCGATAAAAAAACTGTTTTTATCATATAGTCATAGTGACAAGTGCATTTCTGATATAATTGAAACAAAATTAAATAAACTTGCAAAAGATAGAATATCCATAACAAGAGATGTTAGAACAATGGGATACAAAGATGATATTGAAAAATTTATGCAAACTATAGAACAGCATGATTTTACAATTACTATAATATCTGATAGGTATCTTAAATCACGGGGTTGTATGTATGAAGTATCAGAGCTTATGCGGAGCAGGAAGTATTTCGACAAGCTTCTTTTCGTTGTTTTGTCCGCAAATGATATAAAATATTATGATAGCACCACAAAAGAATCCGACGTAAATGCAGACATTTATTCTATCAATCGGTTTAGTTACATTAAGTATTGGGAGTCAGAAAAAGAAAAAATTGATAGGCTTGACACTGAAATAACAGATATAGCTTTAAAACAAGGCATTGTTGACGAAGCGAAACAAGTGGCTGTCATCTCTCATAACATAGCTGAATTTATAGAAAAGCTAAAAAACTCGTTGGGAAAAAGCTTTGATGAAATGTTATTTGATGATTTTAAAGACTTTTTATCTATTGTTTTATGTTAATGAATATCAATATCTTTAGCCTGACTTCAATTACCATACCTGAAAGAAGATAACCATTGCTGAGCATGCATTTTGTAATTGTAGCGGATTATCAACTATAGGGACTCCAAAAAAATGTAGCGAGCAGTGGACGTTCTTAGTTTTATGGGTGTGAAGGATTAGTCTCTATAGATGTTGATGATGATTTGCTTTTATCATATGGTTGGATAGAGTAATGTTTTTAGAATGGCTAAAAATAGAAAGCTGTTTTAGCACATATAGCTGTCTGTATTGAGTTGAGGAAAGAAATTTATTGGAATAGCCATAAGATTATAAGTTTTGAACTAACTGGTAGGGGGCTTTAAGATGAAGATTGGTCGTAATGATCTGTGTCCTTGTGGAAGTGGAAAGAAATATAAAAAGTGCTGCATTGATAAATCTGTACGTAATCTCTCCAATGTTAATACGGTGCCAATTGAAATTTCCTTGTCGGATTTTGATTATATTGATGGTACTGCAAAAAGGCTTGAACAAATCATTTCCTTATATAACGTAGATGATGTTACAAGAGCCGTTTTCTGCATTAATTCTTGGGTTAATAATCGTTCTGCATTGGCACAAGCATTAACGCTCAACCAAGCGATAAGTAATATTGAAGTATTCGGTAATCAAAGTATTGAAGAGTATTCGGAATTTAAAAAGTTTTTTGATGCTATTATTCCATATTTGCAAATCACATATAGAGAAGATTTGACTTTAAATGACTTTGGTGAAGTTAAAATTATCGTTGATGGCGAAACGTTTCCTGTTATCCTCGGTACTGGACACGAGCAGGTATATGCTGTAATGAAATTTCTTCCTGTACTAGCGAAAGTCATTGATATGACAGATGAGCTTAAAGCTGTATTGTATTATAACCGCGAAATAATAAATATCCTTGCTGACAGCAATATCTCTTCCGATGAAGAATATGATATTACATTTGAACTACCTTTAGAACAGTTTTGGCAAGCAGTGAATAGACTATTTAATTCGAAAGAGTTTTCAGAACATGCAAATAGGGTTTTTCCAATAATGGGATATCAAAAATGCCCAATTGAAATGCGGCATTTCTTTGTTTATATGGGAGGATGGTATCCACTTAATAATACATCAGTATTGGTCGATTTATATAAAAAACTTCTTTCTCTTGCCACTAAAGAAGAATATTATCGCCACATCAATTTGACAATTGGACAGTTAATTGAAAATACCTTTAATTTTTCAGATAATGATCGTTCACGAGTTCTCATAGCACCTACAATCATAAATAAGAGTACAGGCAAACCATACACGGACAATCATCTAGCCTTTATGTCTGTCAGTGCCAATAGGGTACTAATTGCTATTAATAAAGGTGATTTTGATAACGATGATAGCATTAACACTGAGATCCATTTAATTGATTCATTGCATGAAAGAAATCAGTTGCGTCTTGGTGAAACATATTATAGAGAAGAACTACATGGGGGATATGCATTAGATGTTTTGGCGGATATGACGGTTCAAATTTTGTTAATTGAACCGTTCACAGATATTTCTGCACATGGAGTAATTTTAGGTAGTACTGGAGAGCGATTCTCATGCTCTGTGCTTGATTTGATTTATATGATATGCTTTATGGAGGACTTTGATGAGCTTTTAGATTTTATCGAATATGATAGGAAAGAAGAAGCACAAATCATGGCCATTGGCGGGAAGAGCAATCTATTTTTCGCATGGAAAAATGCGCATCACCATATTGCATCAGGTGCGATCGAGTATAATTTAATTTCAGTTTCATATGGAACTGCAGATGATTATGTATTCAAATACTATACAGAGAATCTG